AAATATTGCCAAAAGAAAGCCTGTTGGTAGACCCAGAAAGAAGAAAAGATGAGTCTAAGAACAGCAGCAACAAGAGCAAAATATGTCGGATATATTGTATGGATGTTTGAGAGAATTCTGAAATTATTAAGATTCGTTGGAAAAAAGGGATATGAAGTGCTTATAGATAAAGCTAAATACGAGGTAGATATTCGTGTAGGCGATACTCATGTAGAGGTAAAGGAAGATATGTCCTTAAATGATGTAAATTGCGTCTTAAAAGCAATGAAAACGCTAGACCATGTAACACTAATAATTAGGAGATGCAAATGAGTAATGTTGAACTAATTAGAAATATGTCAAAATATGAGTTACAGTTATTCATATTGAAACATAAGAAAAATGGAAAGATAATACCATTTCAAAAGTTGCTAAGTGGCAGATATAATAAAGAAGATAGCCAATTAGCATCTGATATTATCTATGCAAAAAATAGACTAAGGTTGTTAACTTAAAATTGTGAGTGCTTTGCGATCTGGATTTAATCTCCCAGTAATACTATATGCTAATCCTATATGGTATAACAAGAAAGCTCAAGCACTCACATAAACTTTAAAGGAGGTGTAATGCCAAACTGGACATACAACGATTTACAAGTACAAGATGGAACTGGAGGTTACGAATTGTCAAAATGTGATAAACCTGAACAAAAAGCGAGAAAGCAATTAATCAAGTTTCATAAAGAAAATATAAATGTAGATAAAGAACGAGCATTTTCGTTTCAAACAGCAATACCAAGGCCAAAGGACTTAGATATAACTTCACCTGCACACACAGATGAAGAAAAAGCACAAGAAAAAATCAATTTAAAGAAATATGGACATAAGAATTGGTATGATTGGAATTGTGATAAGTGGGGAACCAAATGGGATACAGCCAGAGCACAGATAGATGAAGCAATAGAACACGAAGGAGAAGTTCGTATATATTTCGAAACAGCATGGGCTCCTCCGTTGGCTTGGTTAAAAGAAATTAGTAAAAAGTATCCATTATTAACCTTTAAAATGCATGTCAGTGAAGAATCTGAAGCATTTATAGGTAAGCCAATAGCAAGGAATGGGAACTTAAAACAGAATATAACAGGCATAGATTATCCAGAAGGATAGTCACAAAAGGGAGAGTTTAGTCTCTCCTTTTTTTACAATAATTTAGGAGATTTTATGGAAGAAATAACAACTATAGGTGGATTGAGCGATCCATTTCTGATGTCATTAAAGAAAGTGGTAGGATATCTACATAAAGATGAGATGAAACATTTCACAGAAAATCCGTCAAAAGACCATATATTATATGATGTATTAGTATTAAAATCATATTTAGAAACATGGGAAAGGAAATTAAATGGGTAAAATGAAAGAAATAGATGCCGCAGTCAAAGAGTATTTAGACAAAGAAGATGCAGAATATGGTGAATATTGTCATAAATTGTTAGTTAAGATTGAGAAAGTTATTAATGGACCTGGCAAAGGATGGGAAAAATACAGAACTATTTATAGTATTATGAAGAGATTCTAATTCGAGGAGAAACATAATCATAAGCTCTAATGTGCGTAGCTACAGATGGTGCAGTCATCTTAACTTATGGTTAGTTTCTCCCTTTTTTTTGTATAATTATGGAGGTCATATGAACCCATATGCAGAAATAAGAAAAGTACCATTAGATTATAATGGTGTAAGTTCTTCAGCTTGGTCTGTCCAGA